TTGCACAACGTCTTCTTTGACAGACTTCCAACCACCACCTTTTGACTTATACCATTTAGATGCCCAACCGTTTGCATATGCAGAAGGATAAACATCGAACTTGGAACGGGCCATTGATTTTGCTCTGGACCATAGTGCAGGATTTGTTGGCTTATTCTTTTCATCGATTTGCTCAACTTCTTCGTTTTTAGGTCTGCAATCTGGAACCATCTTGCCACCCTTCATTTTCATGCCAACTTTTTTGTGAGTATCCCAACATGCTTCATCAACGGTTTCTTCACCCAGTTTACCCTTACCATAATTCGAAACATTGACGGGTTTACCGCCTTTTCCGGCTCTGTCTGCAACAGGGTCATGCTTACGTTTAGTTGCTACTGCGGCCGCACGTTCACTCTTACTTAATTCAGCACGTTTTTCCTTTGACATACATTTTGGCTTAGGTTCACCTGGTTCTCTGGCACACGGACCCACTGCATCACCTTTTGAGTTGATTCTTTTCCAATCACCTTCAGGATCAGTTTTGCTGAACCACTTACGCAAATCTTCACGTGTAATACGGTCATCGATTTCCATATTATCGTTTTGATTTTTTAATTCGTTAATTTTTTTGGCATCATTATCGAATTGTTTTTTGGTTGCTTTCATGATACCAGAGAAACGTTTGTTACCCTTGGCATAATCACCAGCTTTATCTGCGGCAGATGCTTGAACGCCGGCGGCTTTTTTATAACGACCTAGCATGTCGGAAGAAAGTTCGTCTAGCTTTTCAATTTCTTCTTTGATTGCAACAATTTTATTGTACATGTCCATAGATAATGCACCTTCACCACGCATGTTGATTAGATTCTCAACAACTTTGTGTAGGTCCATATCAGTCTTAGCATCTTCACGTGCATACTCCAGAACACGAATTAGCAATGGAATGTCCATCGTCACTGTGTCTTTAACATCAACAGCTTCTTTTACTGCTTTCTTTTCTTCGTTCCAATCATCACCACGCTCACCCATACCGGATGTTTCTTTCATGTGGCGCATCTTGAAAATTTTGAATTCTGAAGAACGTGCATATGCTTTCTTTTGATTTCCATCCATCGTCAATGGATTTAAACCTTTAGACTTAATGAAAGACATTAGAAGACCTGTACCAGCTTCATCGAGTTGTTCAGCTTCTTCTGTTTTCAAATTCTGTTTTTCACGATCAAATGTGTGGCCAGTTTTGAAACGTTTAAAAGCATTCGAACGTGCATATGAAGAACGCTGTGCGAATGACATAAATTCTGGATTAAATCCGAGGGAACGGATGTACTTCATCAAAAGGCCGTCCTCATTTATGGCTTCCTCTTTGACGGGCTGTGCATATTTTGCAGACCAAGGTTCCATTGGATCCTCGTATGGTGAATCGCCAAGTTTGCCCATAACAGACTCTTTCTTGGCCTTCACCATATCCTTGACTAATTTACCAGCTTTGCTCATTGCTTAGTCCTTTTTAGCGGCCTTTGTTGCTGTTGCATACATTACGGATTTTGCTTTGTCACCGTAACGTGATTTGAAACCTGCAAGAGATTTTTTCATGCCCTTAACGATGCGTTCTTTTTCGGCAGTTTCACCTTTAGAAAGTTCACGTTCATCAACTTGTTCAACTTCTTCTTTAACGTTACCTGCAACGTCAATCATCACTTTTTTTGGTGCAAATGGATTAGAAGTTTTACCTTTGACCTGACCTGCGAGGGTGTCAGTTGTAATTTTTTTAGGATCAATTTCTTCTTTTTTGACCTTTTTCTTTTCAAGGTCTTCTATGTCCTTTTGTTTAGGACCTTTGACTACTGCAAAAGGATCAGCCATAGAATCACGATGAGTCTTTGCGGCATTACCGTAGCGGTGACCTAAAACTCTTGTTCCGGTGGAAGTAGGAATTTTAACACTTGTATCTTCTTCGACTTGTTCTTCTTCGTTGACTTTCTTTTCGCCACGGAGAATTTTAAAGTCGTGAGCATCAATCTTATTATTTTTATTTTTATCAATCTTGTGTTGATTACCCTTCAATGCTTCCATCTTAGCCTTAAAATCGGCTTCATTGATATCTTTGATGAGGTCGGCAACAACATCGGTTTGGGTGAATACGTTTTTAGTGAACATTTATTTCTCCGTTATAATTAGCAGTTCCATTTGCGTAGTGATAATGCTTTTCTAGTTGGTCTACCTTTTTCGTCCTTCATTGGACCTGGCATTCCACCCATTCTAGCACAGAATGATTTTCTTCTATTGGCCGCTTTGCTTCCAGGTTTTAATTTGGAAGGTGGTGTAGTAACAGCCATCGATAATTTTGAACCTGGATTTTCACGGCGATAAGAAGCAATACCTTTGCGGTTTAAACCACCTTCTGGGTTTTTACCTTCTTTGCGCTTCCAAGCGGCAGATTCTTCTAGAAATTTTTTGAAACTTATCATTTCTTTTTCTTCTTTGTTGGAGGATTAACGGGTATCTTATTCAAAGTATCCATTGGTTCTTTATTCGATGGACCATGATAGCCACCGGTGACTCCCATTTCTGTGCTAGGAGAATCAATTGATTCTTTTCTAAACTTATTGAAAGATTTGCGTGTCACCTCTGCGGTACTATCATATTTATGTTCAGTCTGTTCTCTATATGTCACTTGACCAAGACCAGCCATCGGATAAACTGTACCGGAACCACGTGTATCATACTCAGGAGTTACACCAGAAGTTTTGATTACTTTCCCGCTTTCGGCGTTTGAGGTTTTCTGCCTCTTGGATTTTTGTTTGTCGTTGTCTTGTTGGAAACGGGTTTCTCTTTCTGGACCTTTGGTGGTGATGGTTGGGCTACTGCTTTCGTAGGTTCTGAAGGTGTAACCTGAGTTTGAGGTAATTCCTCCGTCTTTAATGTCGTCTGGCTTACCCTGTCTTCTGACAAGTTCGCAACTTGGACAGATGTTGTCGGCAAGTCTGTAGCGTTTGTAAGAATCGCCTTTCTGGTTGGACCGTCCAGTGGATGTGGTTTTGTCTCCACAGGTGCAACTTGGTCCTTCGGCAAGAATAGCTTTGCTATTTGTTTTAGTTTCTGAAACATATTTTTTGTATCCCTTTTCTAATGTAGGTTTTGTTATAAAGTTTTCAAACATCTTATTGATGTTATGTTTTTTGTGCCTCGTCATCCAAGATTCGGCGATTTCATTCTCAACAGGGGTGTCAAAAAACCAGTTAGTCATTTCATATATGATAGAAATGTCTTCCTCTTTCTCTGACGTTTCAATTTCGTTTGCTTCATTCAGGTCAATAGAGTTATCAAACTCCAAATACTTCTTGAATTCCTGATTGAATTTCTCTGCAACAAGTTGTGTTACTTCCCATCTTTGTTGGCGAACAGATTCAGCCATCATTCTTTCGTGGCCCTCGTTACGCTTTCTAGATGATTCATTTGAAGTGTTAACAAAAACCATCATAGTTTCGTAACCAAGTTCTTCAAGTTCTTCACGAATGGCAATAATGTTGTATTGTTCGTTTGTTGTGCCTGTAATAATTAAGGGTTGACGTTGGCGTATTGCTTCACGGCGGGTGTCACGTGAAAATTCATAGAGTTTATGTTTGTCGTTCAAAATTGATATTGCAGTGGTTGAAGTAATTTCAACTGCATTTTGTTCAGCAATAGCTTCACGTATAACGATATCTTTACCTGAACCTGGACCACCAGAAATAAAAATAGCTTTGAACATTCCATGGTTCACGCTTTCGTGTATACCCATACCTTTGCGAACATCACGGAACAATTCTTTGGCGTGTTTCTCCGGCACATGTGCCGGAACACCCTGACGGAAAGAAGCAAAATCACCACTGTTTGCATGTTCACGCATCTTGGATGCTGACATACCTTCAGCACCCTCTGCATCGGGGTCACGGTGGCCAGCAGACTTTACCTCAATCTTTTTAAAATTGTATAGTTTACCTGGACCCTCACCATTGTACTGATGAAGTTTCTTTTCATATTCTGGAATACGGTCTGATCCTGCAACCATAATCAAATGATCGTGACCCATAGCGTGTAGTCTAGCCGCATGTTGCAAGAACGTTGGCATTTCTTTGCTGGAAGATTCGATGTTAGCACCAGGAAAGAAACGTTTTGCGTGTATCAATTTACGTTTAATGTCTAATGGATTCTTCTTAGCATCCACAGAATGTGAAATGATAATGTGATGTGGTGCATTATAATCACGTGCAATATCTTGAACACGGTTGACCAACTTTTCGTGACCAATAGTTGGTGGATTCATACGTCCAAAAGCCATAACAACAGGCTTGTTTGTTTGCATGTCTTCTTCTATTTTTTGTAAAAACTTTTTCATATGTTTCTGATTCCTGCAAAGTTTCTGCGGGAAAATTCTGCACGATTAACAAATTTATCTGATTCTTTTCCGTGGTGGAAGACGTAACCTTCTGGATTTGCCGCTTCACCACCATGTTCATGTTGGAATTCCTGATGTTGATTCATTACATTAATTAGCACGTTTTTTGCTTTCTGCAAATGCTGGTGCATTTTAAACAAATTATTGTAGTGTTTTCGGTTTCGGTCAACTTTACCCAATTCATCTTTCAGTTCAGACTGTTTGGCGGTTCGGTTCTTTTCGACCTTCAACTTGTCTATTTCTTTGTTTTTCTTAGTTTCCAACCAATTCGAGAAGTTCTGGTGGTTTGGTGCTTCGCCTGTACGAACGGTATGATTCATATAAGTTTCTAAGTGGCCACCAACACCATGGTGAGTTTTGGTGCCAGCATACATGTCATCACCATGCGTATCATGTACAGCTTGTGCGGCCGCAATATGTTTGTTGAATTCTGCTCTGTCTTTAGGACCAAAGTGAACTTTGGAAGTATCCATTCTAGGATCAACTGAGAAAACGTCAGGGTGTTGTTTGAAATTTTCGTGGTCAACTTCATGTGACGCATTCAAACTGCCAGCATCTTTACCTGAATAAGAAAGATGTGTTACAACACCAATTTTGGCCTTCTTAACAGCATTTTCATGTGTGCCATGTGCTGTATATGTTAATCCTGATGGGTTTGGGTGAAAAGATGTTCCACCACCTTTTGCTGGTGTTTTATCTTCGTGCGAGAACATCATGTCACCCTGATATACACCTTTTTCTGGTGCAACTTTAGGTAAATGCTGAAGTGCATCCTTCAGCTTCTTCACCAATCCAGGTGCGTGTCCATGGTTCTTTTCAATATCAGCAGGAGTGTAATTAATCTTTGGAGTCTTATTGAAAGCTGATTTTGATGCTACAAAAAACTTGCCGTTTTCTGGGTGGTGTCCATAAACAATGGCAGGAGAACCATCATATTTTGTTGTCAACTCGGATGACTTTTTACCTTGCTGTATGTGTTGTGCGGCAGTTGTAAGTGAAGCAATAGCATGTTTAGCACCCTTCTCTCCGTTTTGAAGCGGGCGGTCTTCCACGTGCGTGAGATGTTTAATCTGACGGCTCGCACCTTCTTCAGGGTCTTCTTGCTCTGTTAAAAATCGGGAAAACGGTAACATTAAATCCTCGGTCTAGTACACTGTGACTATGTATTATTTAGTAACCCCAAATCTTAATATCCACCCATTTGTCCATATCTTCTCTAATCAAGGAATGCTTTCCAATATTAAATTTGCCATCCGTAAATGGATGATCGATATCAATACGTTCAACTGGAATGGAATTTCTGGTTAGTTGCTCATGTAGCATTTCGTGGCCACAAAGAGGAACACCGAGACGCCTCAAATTTAAATATGTTGAAGCATACACATTCATTGTATCTGGATCGGCAATTGCAAATTGGTCATTCAATAATGGATTAGGTCCATCAGTATCTTTCGATATATACACTTTACCCTTTTCGAGAGAAGAAAAATCTATAACTTTGTTGAGTGCTAGATCAAACCTGCTCCTAATAACAAAATCATATTTTACATCATTCAGAACTTGATGGCGAATCCTGAGGTCGTTTGCTTTATAAATTGAATAAAACATTGACGTACAGAAATTAGCTGGATGTGAAGCATTCGGAACAAACATGTCGGAGTTTGTTGTTGCCGGTAATGGCATATCGTATGCCAAATATATTGGATCGTAGAGGAAATTTATGTCCTCATACATCTTCATTTGTGTTATACCACCGGGTGGTTTCCAAGTGTGGCAAAAAACGTCTACATCGTAAATATCTAAGAGATTTCTCTTAATGTAGTTTTTTGCTTGAAATAGACCTCTAGCCTGTCCCGAGAGACACAGTGCTAGTTTCGGAGATGAATTTTTCAACATAATCAGTACAGACTCCAATAAGATTTTGGTCCTTTATATATTCCCAATAGGAAGGACACCTTTCAGGCATGACAGCAACTGATTTGCTTGTTAATTTTTTTCCGGGATACGTCCAAATTACATCATTTGATGTTAATGTGAAATCGTCTTCCTGGTGCCAAAAATAAACATATTTGAATGGTCTATCGATTAATTCATGCAGTGCATCTAAGTTTTTGCAGTGTAGCCAAAGGCCTTGCTTACCGATAAATTCTTCTCCAATCATATATTGTGGCTCATCATGCCCTAGCCACCACTGGTCTTTTATCCACCAAAGATCAATCTCACAGTCATATCCTTTTTCCAACGCTAATAGGATTTGACTAGGACGATTTTCTTTTCCTTTATCTGGACCCTGAAAGAGTCCACGATGTGCAATCATTTTCATTGATATAGACTCTTGTGTTTATATTCACCTAGTGGTGTATGCATGATGGTCTTGTTAATCATAAATTCTTCCCATGGCAATCCAAGTCTGCGGATGAATTGTTCAGATATAACATGTGGACATAAAAGACCGGTTTCACGATAAACTTGCGGTAAGAAATGTAATACCTTGGAGAATAGACACATCGAGAAGAAGTTACCAACCTGAATCATGTCAGAAGTTCCTTGACCCATATGATTTCTATAGCCAAGTGTATAGAATTTTTGTGGATTGAAATCTGGCAAAGGTTCATTGAAAGTTAAATCTGGACGCATACGAATGACCAAATCATATTGCTTGCCAGTTTTAAACATATGATCTTCAAGCATTAACATGCCGGAGCCAAGTTTATACAACATGGAAACAATGTTCTTGGGTACATGATAGAAGTTTGTATAAAATTCTGCACGTTTAGAAAAGTCTTCTTTGTAATCGTCATAATCTTCAACAACAAAATCGATGGGTTTGTATGTTTCAATGATTGCTTCATTATCAATCATTGGTGCATTATCAACAATTCCGGCTTCGCTATGTGGATCCCAATATGCTTCATCACCCCACGTGTGGATAAAAATATCTGGATTATATCTGTCAACGATATGCTCTTTAAAATTGGGATAAACTTGTTCCCAACAACGCATGTGTCCTGTCAATACTACTGCTACGTTCATGTTTTCCTCACGAAATATAAATTATCTTCATTCTCTTGTGATGTAACTTTATCAATCACAAATCCATTCTGTTCCAAAAAGTCAAGTGCTTCCTGTTTGGTGTGTTGACCTTTATAAAGTCTCAGGTTGTCCTCTTGTGGAACTTCAACAACACCAGATTGCACCATCGATATTTTTTCACCAAGGCCTTTGAGTACCGCTAAATCACAGCCTTGTGCATCAATGTGTAAGTGGTCTATCTGTGTAATTTCAGGTGCAAAGATTGTCAACCAAGTATCAAGACGATATACGTTCACCTTTTTGGATTCACGTACAACAAAGTCTGTGCGACCCGGCCATGTTTCGGATAAATTGTCTGAAAAATCATTAAGTGATGCTGAACCAGTGTCACCTTCAACCATATGGAAATCTGCTTCACCATCAAAATCGGAGATAGCTTGTTCGTAAACATGATAACGGTCTTTCATGTTTCTCGCTTCTGCCGCAATACGTAGCAGTCTAGCAAGTTCAGGTGTAGGTTCAAACGCATAACAAATAACATTTGGATTATGCTGTGTCACATTAAGAGAGTCTTGACCGTGGTGGGCACCAACGTCAAATAAAATCATTTTTACTCCTTGTGATTGTCCAAGAAGTAATTCAGGTCTTCAGGTGTACCGATACCCCACATCTTCTCAATATTTTTAACACGAATCTTTTTATCATCACCGATTGCCTCATTGAACACGGGGCAAGTATAGAATTCACCGTTGGTTCGAATGTTCTTAGAAATCATTTGTTCAGCATACTTAACATAGTCTGAACCGTGACGCCAGTAGTAGATACCAACTGTAGCTTCATCTGAAATAACTTTCTTCTCTGCAACTTCGGATACAAAACCATTTTCATCAAGTTTTGCGTAGGACCATTTTGGATGTGTTGCTTTGAATGTTAGAATACCACCATCGATAGAATCCGCTGAGAATGCATACATACATTCATTTGAGTTCCATTCAACGAATTGGTCTGAGTTTGCCATAACCAAAGGTGCATCATTGTCGATGTGTTCTTTAGCAAGCAAAGTCGTACAGGCGGCACCTTCCGTGATACCATCAACTTGCACAATCTTGCAACCAGGTGCAATTAGATTCAACAGGTACTTCAAATTATATGTTTCATAATGATCCTTTTGGACCAAGAAAATATAGTTTGCTTCGATGTTCAAGTTCTCAACCACAACTTGAATCATCGGCTTACCACGGACTTCAATGAGTGGTTTTGGGAAAGTGTAACCAGCTTGTGCGAAACGTGAACCAGCGCCAGCCATCGGAATCAAAACATTCAGTTTTGTCTCTCCATGGTAGAGACTTTTTGCTTGTACCTTCAATCGTATTCATAAGGTCATAAATCCTTTGCATCATATATTCAGAGTTAACTTCTTTTGCATTTTCAACCGCAAGCAGGTGTGCTCCAGAGTCCAATGCGCCTTGGCGTCCAATGTGACTATCTTCCACAATAATTGTATTTTTAGGAAGTGCATTCAGTGCAGTCATACATTTCCAATACATTTCAGGATATGGTTTTGTGCGTGACACATCCTCATTACTGACAAAATAATCAACTTCGTCCATCACACCAATACTTAGTAGAGATAATTTTACAGTCTCACGAATCGAATTTGATGCAACAGCAATTTTATAACCACGTGCTTTAATCTGGCGGAAGATAGTCTGTAGCAAATATTCTTTGCAGAAGCCACGAACAAGATTAAATGTTGCGTCTTGTTTATCTTTCCACACTTGGTCATATACCGATACAGGTAGACCCTTTTGTTCGGTTAACATTTTGAGTTTTTTGGTCGTATTCAGACCATCGTATTTACTGAGATGTTCCTCACGTGTGATTACGAATTCTTCACCGACTTTCCTTAGTGCATCGTTGAGGGCGTCATAATGAAGTTCACGTGAATCTATCAAAACTCCATCGAGATCAAAAATAACCAATTTACTCATGTTTGTTAAACTTTCTTAGAATTGAACGAACGTCCTCAATAGGTGCATCAAGTGGCATCTTATGAAGTTCATACATATCAGGATTTTTAAAATAAGCCATTAGTAATAGACCTTGGTCATCATCAACAAGACCAATACTCATCAAATAGTCAAGTGCTTCTTTCATGTCATTGGCCAAAACTTGCCATTGTTCTTTTTGTGCAACGAACACACCGCCGATTATGAATACAACATTATTCTGCACAGCCATGGAAACTTGCTGTTTTGCTTGTCTGAATTCTGGATCACGATAATTAAAATAGTGCATCAAACCTGGAGTGAAATCATATTCCCAAGTTTTGTTCAAAGGAATATGTTCATCATCACGGCAATAGCCAAAGTCAACCCAAGCGGCAAACTCATTTGTGATTAAACCCCGTTCATATGCATCTGCAACATAGAATGCTTTAAGTGATGTAACACCAACATAGTCTTTCGACCAGTATTCTGGATTACGAACTTGATAGGGATTAATTTTTTTGACAAACTCAGGTGATGTTTGAATTTCTTCAATCTTATCACGGAGTTCTTTGTGAATATTGAAGTAGTCATATTCAACTACTTTAACATTGGGAGAAATTGCGGCTAAACGTGGCGCAATGTCAGATGAAGTATATACAATTATTTCAGTATCAATTTCACACATGCGTGTAAAGTGATCGATGTATTTGTCAACTGAACGTTGAAGATAATGTGGAAGCGGTCCACCATTTTTTTCGGTGTTTGTCGACCAATCACCTCGGCCAATATCATAGAATGCAGTTACGATGCTAATTTTACTCATTTCAAAATCCCATATTTATTAAATTATAAAGTTTACGTATTGTACAAGAAGTATTTAGGCGATGTGCCGGTATTGGTATCTTTCGTGATATTTGTTCCATATTTTTTAGAAAAATATTCCATCCATTTTGGAACACGATCATATTGATGCACAATAACAAAAGGATTGCCTTCAGAATTTACAACAAGACCAGAATCATTCATTGAAGGCCTTTCTTCCAATAAATATGGACCAAAAATATTCATCGTGTCTGGTTTGTTCGTCACGTGTGCATTCAAAGCCCATGCATTACTTAGTTTTGTAACACATGCCTTTGTGCTCCAAATTTTTGTACCTAACAACATATTATATGCGGCTTGGTCTGCAACCCAATCTGGACGATTGATTGAAAATTGATAAAGATAGAAACAAAGTTCTTTAATTGCATTAGATGTGCCAGCTAAAACACCAACATTACATACTGGATTTTCTTTGACTATATTGTAAAAATACTCACCAAAATTTTTCAAAATGTTATTACGATTCCATTCTTCATCTTTTATTTTAATCACTTCAGATGATACGACAATAGGAAAATAATTATCACCACCCGTAAATTTTTGAATGTGTTCAGATGGATTTAATTGAAAGATAACATCACGAACATCAGTTGAAATTACATAGCGATAATTGTCACCATAACGTGACAAAAAATCATAGATGTGAATGAATCGTTGCATATGAATCATCATCTTGTCATTCTTTTCTAGGGGAATGACAATCACACCTTCATTCTGTAATTTCGTCACAAGTTCATTAGTTGTACCAATTGCGAACAATACAGTGTCACCAGTGAAACCAGTATCTTTGATAGACTGTACCCAAGGCTTGAGTACATCATAATCTGTGTAGTTGTTGAATGCGCCTATGATTAAGTCTTTTTGCGCCATGGGTACTCTCCATTCATTTTTTGTTTCATCACTTCATTACCTTTCATAAAGAAACTATCTTGCACCGAATCCGAACGACTGGCTACACGATAGTTTACAGTATATTCACCATTCGTGTCAAATTTTGGTAAATTTCGCATCATATATGGAGATAAAAGTCTATCAACTTCTGGTTGCTCCTGTGGATGCCTTGCACGGCGATACCAGCCAGGAGAGAAATGAATTGCTGCCATCTTTGGAATCATAAAGCAATTCACATCAATAAATTTGTCATTAATAACCGAGGTCCATTTACCAAGAGATTCACAATCGTCATTACATATGTATGTGCCTTCCTGAGATACAATTTTCCTCAGAGAATAAGCCCAATCGTTACCACGTTGAATAACGTCAACAAGCGATTCGATATGATTGTCTTCATACCAATTGTCTTGGTCTAGGAAACAAATATAATCACCCTCTGCAATATAAGACATTGCACCATAGATTCTATGACCATTGTATTGGTCGTAACCTGTGTTATATGGGAGTGAGAATGCTGTGGAACGTGTTGCACCTTCCATGAGTTGTGTGGCTCTTACACCATACTTGTCGAACCCATCAACAACAACAAGGTGTTGTATATTCTGGTATGTTTGTCTGTCGATTGATTTCAATACATCACTTAATTGGTCACTAGCCGTAGTTGGCGTAATGACCGTCACCAATGGTTTCATAATTTAGCTCCGTGTCACCTTAAGAATTTTCTGTATCTGTGCTTCAATAACTGGTCCACGATTTGGCCACTTAATGATTGGTTGATCCGCAGTTTTGAGTAGTTTCATCAAAAAAGGAATGATAAGTTTTTCAGCTTCGGCTAGTCTAGCCTTATACTGTTCTACAGTATCTTGTTTTTGTGAAATGAGAGAATTATATTCTTCTTCATCGGTAGCGGTGAATCCGAAATCAAAATCATCATCATATTCATTGAGAATTTTTTGGGTATCTTTGTCTAGTGGCATATTAAATAAAACAGGAGAGATTTAGTTGGTCTTTTCTAATTGTAACAGATTTTCCGTCAACTGGCGCTATATTAAATGGTGATTTTTTATTTGCGGGTATTGAGAACTGCATTTCAAATGTAAACTGGTAATTACCACCACCTTTGTATTGTACACGGGCTCGATATGTTGCCTTAGCCGATTTACCAAACATTGGAACATCTTTTAACTTTAATGGATTTTTAGAACCCATCAAATAGAAACCATGTGTACCAACATTCACATAAAACGTATCTTTTTTATTATAGTATTCTTCAATCTTGCTTGCCGCAATTTCGCCACGAATATCTGAAAATGTATCTCGGTCTCTTTCGTATCTCTGCTGGTTTGTTAACTTACCAGCAGTGGCTTCCCATAACAAATCTTTATCTCTTTTAAATGGAATTTCTTTCCATTGTTTTTTTATAATATCGAACAGTCCAACTTCTTTTGCTAAATCGGCGATGAATTGTTTTTCATCATCATCTTTTTTAATTTCACCAAATTTCCATGGATTCTTTTTGTCTTTACTATCATATTTCATCACAAGAGAACCGGCTGATGCGGCAGTGATTTTTAATTCACAGCCAGCTTTCTTCTTGTTATATTCTAACATCAGGTCTGGTTGGTCACTGCCAGCGCCAGCAGGAATAAAATTCTTGGGAACAAACCCTAAAGGTTTTAATATATTTGCGGCATTCACTTCGTATTGAAAACCTTGTTGTGCGGCCATGTATAAACACTCCAAATGGAAGTATTTATACTTTGAATCCTCCAAAATCTTTCTTCTTGAAGTTACCATTTTGTTGTGAAGGTCTTTGTGTTGGATTGTGTCCAGCATCAGCCAAACCTGATTGTGCGTCCTGTTCCACATCATACAGTTTCATCTTCGACCTGTCAACACCAAGAACGAATCTTTTATGTGCTGTTGGATCCGAGTAACGATTCTTCAACTGTTTTACCATAATCTGACCGAGTGCTTCAAGTTCTTCGGAAGAAATGAGAGCAAACATCATGTCAGCGGTGGCTGGCAAACCGAAACTTTCACTTGTATCTTCGAGTCCGGGGTCGGATGAAGTAAAACCGGACCGTGTTGTTTGTGTAGCAGATACAATTGGGACTCCGAATTCAACGGCAAGTCCTCGCAATTCTTCTGCAATGGATTTAACATAAGTGTAGGAGTTGATGTTTGCACCTGCCTTAATCCTTGATGAACAACAAATATTAAGATAATCAATGAAGATAATATCAGGTACAAAAGATTTTTTAAGGTTAAGTTCATTTAACAACGTTCTAAAATGTACAGCAGATGCAGATGCTGTTGGATATTCTTTAATAATTAATTTACCTGTAGTCATCTCTTTGACACGCTTGACCTTTTTATCATACAGGTCTTTAGGAAGTTGCATCAAATCATCAATAGACACATTCAATAAATTTGCATCTATACGTTCTGCAATTTTTTCCTCAGCCATTTCCATGGTGATGTATAGTACATTTTTACCTTGTGACATAGCACCAGCGGCGACATGACACATAAAAAGGGACTTACCGACACCAGTGCCAGCCAAGGCAATATTAAGGGTTTTCTTAGGTAAACCACCCTTCGTGATTTTGTTGAAGTAGTCAAGGTCGAACGGAATTCTTTCTTCTGTTCTGTGGTAGAATTCATAACGACCATCGGAATCTTCTAAATAATCGTGACCAACCGAGTTATCGAAACTTACTGCAAGTGCATCGGATAGAATTTTAGGAATTGCACCTTTGTCATTGGTCTTATCTTTGCCATCAAGAATAGAAATAGAATTTAAGACTGCATTATAAATGGCTTTTTCCTGGCAGAACTTTTCAGTTTTGTCGATGAGCCAATTGTTATCAGTTTTTTGTTCCGTCTTTGAAGATTGTTCAATTTCTTGTAGATAAGTTTCGCACTTCTCCACTTCTTCATTTGTGAGATTACGCCTCTCTTTGATGGCCAATGTAATCGCTTCAACTGATGGTGTACTATTGTAAGCATTTGTAAATGATAAGATTTCATCATAAATTACCTTTTCACTTCTATCTGTGAAATATTCATCTTTGAGGAAGGGTAAAGCCTTCCTCAAATAGTCTTCATTTTGTATCAGATTCCTCAGAATAGTCTGTTCCAACTTCATCAATAATTCCTTTATCTATATTCTGTGACATGATACTAACCAGAACATCACCAATGTGATTCTTGAAATTCATGTCCTTTTCGAGTTCTTCCTTTTGCATCGGAGACTCTAATACATTATACACGAATTGCAGATAGATGGCACCATCTTTCTCCTCCTCAAACTTCACTTTACCATATTGATAAACGGTATCAATGTATTTTCCAGAGAGTAGTTTGACACCAACTGTAGTTTCTTCCGATTCAGGAATCACATAGTTAAAATCAACACCTTCTTTATACTGGTTCATCTTCTACCTCAATTTCCTTTTGAATGATTTCTCCCGCCGCAACACGGTATTTGTCTTCGATGAATTTCCTAAATGTTGCATCTTTCAAAATTGACATCCAGAAGTCTTTAGTGTCTGTATCTTTAATACGATACTTCTTTTCTTCTACTTCGCCGGTGGCCACATCCACTTTGCTATACCACCCATTTGAGGGTTTGATGACATGTCCGGATTCCAGCGCAATATCAAGTAAGCCTGACCAACGGCTAATGCCACCGTCAAAAGATACAGAAACAGGGATTTTAGATTTTTCTTTAACATATCTACTCTTTTCTACGTTAATAATAAAATTGTAACCAACGATTTCAGTTCCTTCTTTTTCTTGCTGGCGACCAATGATGAAAATATTGTCAGCAGAATAATAAGAACCCGTACCACCACCAACAATATCTTTCGGGAACATACCAATTTCTTTGTATGTGTGATTCACCACAACCATCGGAATATCTTTGAGTGACAAGTGTGGAGTTACCATACGGAACAAAGACTTAACTTGTTTAGCACGTGACATATCTGCAACGGATTTACCTTCAAGTGCATCATCAACTTCTTTCTTTGAAGCCAAGTTACCGATTGAATCGATAACGATAATCAATCTTTCACCACGTTCAAGATTGGTGAGTTGTTGCATGATATCAAACTTTAATTGTTCAATGTCAGTGAGTGGTGTATGAAGAACACGATTAGTGTCGATACCAAAGCTATCAAAATAACTCTGCGGAGTACCAAATTCAGAATCGTAAAAAAGAAGTGCGGCATCAGGGTATTTGTCCAAGTAAGATTTGGCCATCAAAAGTGAGAATGCTGTCTTAAAATGTTTTGATGGACCCGCCCACATTGTAAGACCTGGTGTTAAGCCACCATCCAATTTACCAGACAACGCAACGTTGATAATTGGTACAGAGGTTGGAATCATATCCTTATCCAAAAAGAATTTGGATTTTGCCAAAATGGCTGAATCTTTAATAGAACTGTTCTTTTTAATTTTGTCCAAAATGCTCATAATTTTTCCTTTAATCGAATAGTGAGTTTGTTCGTTCCGTTGTCCAGTCCATACAATCAAGAATGACTTTAATTGGCTCTAGAAATGTTTTGTCGAATTGCATGTTGTAATCAATGCAATCTTGAAGACCAAATTCAGGAGGTAATCTTCCTGGAAATGATACTACATTTTCTTTGAATATGTTTGGTGTTTTTAGATAAGTAAATTTAATCTTTTCACCCTCTTGAATCAACGGATACTTCTTTGATAGACCTTTTTCTTCAAGGTACTTATTATATAGCAGAGCACCTCTTACGTGGATTGGTGTACCTTTCGAATATATGGTAGTCTTGTTTCCATATTCTTTCAGACCATTGATGCCACGTGGAAATGAAATATCTTCCACATTTAACTTCTTGAATTCGGTTCGGAATGTATCAATGAATTTGTGCATGTCAGATTCCGTACCCTTCATCATAATCTGAAGTGCTTCTTTCATCTTCTCACGCACAGGCGCAGGCGTGGAAGACTTAATCATTTCCAGACCCATGACCTTCATGTCAGGTTCGGTATATTGAACACCTTCATTGTTATACACGTGCATGATATAACGTTTCTTGGCAGTCCAGATACCTTTGTCAGCCAATGCTTCACGTTTCATTTGCATCTTTTGGTCATATGCGTGTACATAGTCTGCCAATTCACCATATGATTTGTCGATGAATGGTTGAATCTTTTCTTCACAGATTTTATCCATAAAAGAAATGACTTTATTCTTATCAGAAGTGTCTTTAATAAACTTGTCAACCAATTCACTGAGACGGAGATAAATCGAATCTGTATCAGACGCAATCACATAGTCTTTATTGGTCTTCAACAAAGAGTTCATGTAACCATTGATCTTCCCTTCAATCCAACGAATAGAAAACTGGCCAGCAGTAGTGACACCCAAAGCCATCCGAAGGTCGTAAAATCTAAAATACTGAGAACCCAAAGCGCCATAAGCAGAATTGAGAGAGACTTTCTTAGCGAGTTGTAGGTTGTTGTATCTGGCGATACGCTTTTCAATTTCATACTTTTTGGAATCATCTTTTTCGGCCTCATAATCTTTCTTGGCTTGAATCATCATCTTCTTAAACTTCTTACGATCCTCATACATTTCTTCCATCATCTTTGGCAAGAAGCCTTGTATATCGGTGCGGAAGAATTGACCGTTTGGAGTGATTGTTACATTTTCGAGAGTAGATAAATCAACTTCTTTTTTCAGAAGTTTATCAACAGTGACACCCTGTGAAAGAACATCACGCATTTCTTGTGTGTAATTTCCGGGTTCAATCAGAGTCTCGGGTGAAATATTATACTGCATCATCAAGTGTGGATACAATGAGTTCAAGTCGAACGATGCAACCCAATTGTGAAGACCAACTTGTGGATCTTTTACGAAAGCACCTTCAAACGCTTCACTCTTTTCTTTGATAACACGTGGAGGAACCACAATGTTTTGATTCATCAAGTGATTATATGTCAGAGCATCCCACATTCGTGTCTGTGCAAACACATCGTCATAGTTGGTTTTTGTGTCATAAGCCAGAGTCAGTGCAAGTTCTAATAACTTGAGTTTATCTTCAAGTTTCAGAATCAAATCAACGTCTTTGATGTTGTATTCAATAAAGAGTTGGTAGTTCAAACGATAAAGCTGGTGCAGGTTCTCATATTCTTCATATGAGATTTTACCTTCACCGAGTTCAAATTGTGCGATTGCGTCAAGGCGATAAGATTCTTGTGATTTGCCATTTGGTGAATACCATTTATACAGTTCAAGATAATCGAGGTCGCCGACACCAACAAGTTCATAAACCGTCATTTTACGGTTCATAACAAATGCTTGGCGTTCAGAGATGATGTTCCACGGAGACAACTTCTTAGCCTCATCTTCACCGAGAACCTTACGCATACGATTTACAAGATATGGTACGTCAAAGAACTTGGTGTTCCAGCCAGTGAGTGCATCAGGACATTTCTCTTGCCAAAGTTTAAGGAAGAACTTGAGTAAGTGATATTCGTCTTTGCACTTCATGTAACGTTCTGTACCCTTGACCTCATAATCACCACAGCCGAAAACGAACATATGCCCACCGATAAAACGGAGGGCAATAGCAGTAACAGGTTCATTGGCAAGATAAGGATCAGGGAAGCCGTTCTCTGAACCGACCTCAATATCGATAATTGCAATAGAAACTTTATCAAAGTCCCAATCAATCATTTCTTTGTGCTGTTCGCCGATGAATGCATATTCAAAACGATTCTGACCATAAATTGTTTTACCGGATACACCTTCGAACTGACGTAGATAGTCACGTGCTTCACGCATCGTTCCGAATTTATGTGGTTGGAGATACACACCATCTAGTGATGTGTAATTTGTAACCTTGCTTGACTTTTCGTATAGTGTTGGCTGGTATGGAATCTTTAGTTTCGTTCTTTTACCGTCAGTGACACCACGGTAAAGAATGTTGCTACCAACAGATTGTACGTTTGTGTAAAAAAGAGCCATTAACCGGTGATGATTTGAGTTGGAGGGGTAATGATACCGGAGCCAAACATCTGATTGTAGTTGTCAGAAATGTCCGATGCTGGTGTGTAATTGTATACAACATGTAGTGGTTCCACAAGAATAATTTCACCTTGTTTTTGTTGAGAGAAAGCTGGGAAAGGAACAAAACCCATCTGAGGTGAAGCTCCGGCAACTTTTGGTGGAACCATACGCAACTGTACTGGATTTTTAAGTTGCAATTGACCTTGCTGATTTACAGAAACATCAGCGATGACTTCTTCACCCGTTACCAATTTAATACCTTGAATATTCATAATTATACCTCTGCGTTGAAAAAGAATGTTTGGAACAATCGTCCATTATACACTGAATCACCAAACCCTGGCAACATACTTCTGTGGTAATATTCACCTCGATACATTACCAATCTATTGAAGATGTTGGACACCTGAACGATTGGTTCCCATCTATCCAAATCTGTTATTTCTTCTGTATTGTTGTTGTAATCAGTTGATGGTATCCCTGGATTGTACATCGAAATTTTAGACTCTTTATTTCGGTAGATTGCTGTTCCAGAATCTAATGGTGCATCCGGTGTCAGATAAAGTACCGCCGCCCAATTCGTAGGATCATGGTGTATCCACGTGCTATCTTTGGCGGTTGTGTACTGGAATGCTGTATTGTATTGTTCTGGCCACCAAGTAATTTTTTTTCTTAGTATGTCCTCAAACAGCTTTTTGGCGTTGGTGTTGTGTTCTCCACGCATTATATCTGTCCTTACTCCTGGATAATTACCGGAAATGGTATAGGGTAAAGACAAGGCATAGTCTCTAACTTGTTCTGGGTTACCATAAAAGTTATCGAAAATCATCAATGAAGGCGTCATTCTAAACCTTAAATAGTTATATAGTTGTTCGGATAGCTAAATACCAAATAAAAGGGGTACATTATGGACTTTTTTAAGTTGGTGGCCGATGTTGGTTTTCCAATAGCGGCAGCCATAGCGGCTGGTTATTTTGTTTTTCTTACACTGAAATTCATTTTAGCAGGTGTCACAGGTTCTGTCAAGTCACTTAGTGGTATAATTACTGCTCTTGATAACCGGGTTAAAACAATGAACCATGATGTTATCAGAATCGACACACTAATGTCAAACGCACTAGGTGTCAAACCAGATGTTGACCGTATTGCCAGAGCAGACGGTAAAAATGATGCAAGGAGAGACTAATGTTATTTGTAGATTACGTATTTGATTTGATGCCTGATGGATCGATTCTTATGGATAAAGAACTTTCAGCCAAAAGTCTCCAAGTTAAAACTGGTGACCGTTTTGACGTTCATGTAAGTTTTGATGGAAGAATAATTTTTAGGAAAGTTCCAGATGTTAACAGAGAATCAAAAACAGATAATAGAAAATCTGAGACTGTCTGAATTAGAAAAGGTTGAAAGGATGAAATCTTTCACCTATAGAATAAAATTTTATTGGTATAAATTTAAAAAATGGATAACCTTTCGGAGCTAATTAGCAAATATGGATTTCCTATTATCTCTGCCGCTGGTATGGGGTATTTCATATTCTATGTTTGGACATGGGTAACCAAAGAAATTAAACCTGTGTTAGGTGAGGCAAGTTCGGTTTTAATTGCTTTGATTGACCGTGTTAGAATGTTAGACAATGATTTGATTAGACTAAACCAAAAAATTAATATTGTTCTAATGATGAGAGAGGTCAATAAAAAAGATGAAGAAATTAATAAAAATGTCACTGATGGCAGTTATCGCCATGATGACGACAACAAGCAAAGCTGAATTGGCATTTTCATTCAAATCGCCGGCATTTTCAGGTATTGGATATTCGTCACACGTGCAGACTATAGAAAATACGGAACGTGTACGAAAAGATGCAATAGAATCTGCAAAACTCCAAGCAATTAAAGATGCGGCAACTGCGGCAAACAATACGAACTTGGTGAAGTTTTTAAACAACTTTGAATCACGTGTGTATGCACAATTATCTTCACAGTTGGTGAACAATCTTTTTGGTGAAAATCCAAAAGAATCTGGAACTGTTGTTATTTCAGGTAACACAATTAAGTATTCGAAAACAGGTGATGAAATTAATTTAACTGTGACAGGTCAAGATGGTACAGTCACACAAGTTATCATCCCAGTAGCACAGTTTAAATTCTAATGCAACGCTTAATATACACTATTCTATTGTCGGCTTTTTTAACAGGCTGCGCCGCTGTTCCTGTAATGTTTCCAGATCAAGCACTGGAAGCTGAAAAAGTTGCGCCTACAAAATTTAAAATACCTTTTCCTGAACCAGAAAGTGGACAACCAATCGTTGTTGCCGTTTATCAGTTTATGGATAAAACGGGTCAAAGAAAAGATTCTGCAACTATTGCAAAATTATCATCTGCTGTTACACAGGGTGCAGAATCATTATTATTAAAAGCACTAGCAGATGTTGGAGATGGACAGTGGTTTAGAATTGTTGAAAGAGTTGGATTGGACAATCTTTTGAAAGAGCGGCAATTAATACGTTCAGCAAGAGATGAAATGAAAGACTCTACTAATCTTAGGCCTATACTTTTTGCAGGAATGATTATTGAAGGTGCTATAGTTTCTTATGATACTAATAAGCGTACAGGTGGTTTTGGATGGAGGTACTTAGGCATTGGACCGAGTACACAATATCAAGAAGATATGGTTACCGTTTCTCTACGGGCAGTGAACGTACAAACTGGTGAAGTAATACTTACGGTGAATACACAAAAAACTATTCTGAGTGTTGCAACATCAATCTCTACATTTAAGTTTTTCGATTCAGGAACAAAAGCATTTGAAAATGAGATTGGAAGCACATCAACTGAGCCAGGAATTTATGCAGTGAAAGCGGCTATCGATTTGGCAGTTGAGGAATTAGTATATCAGGGTGAGCGAAAAGGATTGTGGAAATTTAAACAATTAAAAACAGAAGAGGAATAAAAATGAAAAAGACGATACTCTCTAGTATCATGTCTTTGTTATTCGTTGCCAGCGCATTTGCGACAAATAGTGGTGGCAACTCAGTGTATATTGACCAAACTAACTCAGATAATACATCAATTAGTATAACACAAACTGGTTCTGGAAACCAAGTTGGTGACAGAACCAATCTAATCACACCAGCATTTGTTATCGATGGTAACTCAATGCAATTAACAATTAACCAAGATGGTATGAACAACTCCATTATTGGTAATTTTATTGGTGGTGATTCTACAGCGGCCATCACACAGACGGGTTCCGGTAACATATTTAAATTGAATCAGGGTAACTTTGGTACCAACGGTGGTACCATGAATGTGAACAAGACCGGTGACAACAACACCGTTGAATTCAATATGGGTACTTCACATATAACCAACAACTATCAATATACTTTAGCGATTGCTGGTAATTTGAACAATGTGTTGTCTAATATGAACAGTAAATATATCGAAAACAATATTAGTGTTCTTGGTAACTCAAATAATGTAACAACGAATCAGATTGGTGCTCACGGGTCCCCGTCTTTTGCTGGACATAAAATTACAGCAAATATTATTGGTGATAGTAATGCCGTCTCCATTACACAAAATGGAACCACAACACCAAACATAATTACGCTGAATGTTACAGGTTCTAGCACTACTACTACTATTGTTCAGCATTAATTGCTATGGTGGTATCGGTAAGGTAACTGAAGAAAAAGGTAATGCTGAGATAGTTAGACAGAAATCAAAGTTAGGAGCCAAGATAAATTCTGGCATTGAATCGAATGATATTGTTCAAACTGTCAATGGTGTTGTTGGCATAACCTTTGAAGATGACACAAAGGTTCGGGTAACAGAACATTCAAAATTGGTTATTGACGATTTTGTTTATGACCCCAAATCTAAAGGTGCCGGAAAATTAGCAATGAAAGTTGCTCTCGGCACTGTTCGTTATGCCTCCGGTAGTATAGCAAAAGATAACGTTAAGAACGTAGCAATCAATACTCCGACCGCAACAATTGCGGTTCGTGGAACGGCATTCACTATGACGGTGGATGAAATTGGACAATCATTGATTGTATTATTACCAAACGTTGATGGTTCAGTTGGTGAAATTGAAGTTCGTACATCAATGGGTTCAGTTGTATTAAATCAGGCATTTCAGGCCACGGTAACAACAGGTGCTGAAATCAAACCATTGAAACCGACACTACTCAATTTAAGTGAATCTGCAATCGATAATATGTTGATTGTTAAACCACCAAAAGAAATACTTAAACAGATGATTGAGGAAAACTCAAAAACATTTGATGCTCTTGCATTTAACGAACTTGATAGAAATGCACTTGACATTAAAGTGTTTGTTGATGCATTAAAATATGATGAACTAAACATCAATGAACTAGATACAAATTATCTCACAAATGCATTAGACACTCTTACAATGAATGCCTTTCAGGTGGGTTATAATGCATTAACACAATTATATGTCTTTGACCGAAATAGTTATTGGCAACTCAATCGTCATATACGTCAAGATTTTACCATGCTGATAAATAAAGATCAGGGCTATGATATCACTCTAATCCAAGACGGTACTACATTGTTTATTAAAAATATGGATAATACAACAAACAAAACAATTATCAAACAAGGTTTAAAATGAAAAAAATATTATTGTCACCGTGGACAGCCATCATTACCTTGTTGTTTTTTGTTTGTATTCGTTTTTATGATTCACCATTCATTGAGTCCGTTAGACTCAGATATTTTGACACTCTAATAACTTCAAAAGAAACCACTGTGTCCCAACAAGTCCACGTGGTAAATATAGATGACGAAACTATTCGACAAAAAGGACAATTTCCTTTCCCACGTGGAGAATATGCCTCCATTATTGATACTCTGTATAGGCATGGTGCTGGGTTGGTTGTTTTTAATATCTTCATGCCTGATGGTGATAGGTTTGGTCAAGATTCTAAACTTGCTTTCACACTAAAACAAAATCCTGTAGTATTTCCACATACAGCAACTAATGAGGATGTTCCAAAATCTATTGCTTTTCGTCCTGGTGTTTCAGTCATAGGTGAAGGTGATCCAGGAATTCATTATAAAAATGTACAACCGAATGTGAGGTCCGTAAATGAAAATGCCTCTGGTATTGGTATTGTTAATACTATTCCCGAAATCGATGGTGTGGTCCGCAGAGTTCCAATGGTCGTTAGTGCAGACGCAAAACTCTACCCAAGCATCTCCCTCGAAACCCTCAGAGTTGCATCAGGTGACCCCTCTTTCCAGGTTAAGGTTGTCGATGGAGCAATTGAAGCTGTCCGAATTCCACAGTTTGGAAAAATTCCAACAGATAACCTCGGTAGAATCTGGGTGGATTGGTCTTCAAGACCAACCGAACACTCCCTTGCTAAGTTGCCAGAGGACTTCAAAGGTGGAATCGTTATTGTCGGTCTTACCGCAAGGGGACTCAACAATCCCGTTGCAACTGGTAGAGGAGAAGTTTATCCGCACTACCTGCAAGCCTCTGTACTAGACACGGCTATTGCTGGTACAAACATCAATCGTCCAGATTGGGCTGATGGTGCTGAAATCTTAGCAATTGCTGGCGCTGGTATACTCTTACTCATACTCACACGATGGACTTATGTTGGTCTTGCATCAATACTTGTACTCACACTTGGTGCCATTTTTGGTTCGCAGTATGTGTATGCACAGAATGCTTGGCTCTTTGACATTACAGCATTCGTAACTGCAATCATTCTTGTTGGTCTACATGCATATGGTGTTAAGTTTGTCTCCGAGTTTTTGCAGAAAATGCAAATCAAGAAACAATTTGGAACATATCTTTCACCAGCTTTGGTTGAAAAACTTCAAAAAAATCCAGAACTACTACAACTTGGTGGTGAATCACGTGAACTATCGATCATGTTCACTGACGTTCGTGGCTTCACTTCAATCTCTGAACACTATGGTAAAGATGTACAAGGTTTGACCAAAATTATGAACCGATACATGACAGCAATGACAGCAAAGATACTTGAAAATAATGGAACTTTGGATAAGTACATCGGAGATGCACAGATGGCATTTTGGAATGCACCTTTGGATGAACCAAATCATGCAAAGCTGGCGGTCAAAACTGGACTGGAAATGATGGGTAGTCTAGATGCGTTCAATAAAGAAGTTACGGCTGAAGGTGTTCCTCCATTTGGCATGGGTCTTGGTATCAATACTGATACTGTCGTGGTTGGAAATATGGGGAGCAATATGCGTTTTGATTATACTTGTCTCGGTGATGGCGTCAATCTTGCCGCAAGACTAGAAGGTCAGAGTAAACCTTATGGTGTGAAGATTGTTATTGGTGCGAATACCAATAAACAGGTTGAAGATGAATATGCAACACTAGAACTTGATTGCATTGCCGTCAAAGGAAAGAAAGAGGGTATACATGTCTACACCGTCCTAGGTAGACACGATTGGTGGATGGAGAATTCAGCGTATGTTGTCAATACTCAACAACATGAGAAGATGTTGGAACTCTACAGGATGCAGAAGTTTGATGTAGCTATCAAATTCTGCCAAGACCTAAAAGGTTCATTCCTCGGTGAAATGGACCACTACTACGAACTTTGGATTGAACGTTGTGAAGAAATGAAGGCAAAGGACTTGCCTAAAGATTGGGACGGAGTTTACCGTGCAACAAGCAAGTAATTGGTGCTCCGACTAGGAATTGAACCTAGACTCAATGAATTATGAGTTCACTGCTTTACCATTAAGCTATCGGAGCATTTGGTGCGGGAAGAGGGATTCGAACCCTCACGCTTTTTAAATTGCGGCGGGTTTTAAGCCCGCTGTGTCTACCATTCCACCATACCCGCATGTCCATTTTGAAACACACTATTTGCAAATATCCCCCCGCCTAGAACAGGTTTTAGGACCCATCCACCATGGTTGGGCAAATGTATTTCAAAATGGACACCTTTCGGTGTCCACGCCATTACAGCACTTTGTAACGGTCATCCATGATGGTTTTAAGCATCACAGTTTCTGGTGTAAAAGTATCTAGGTCACCAGCAAGGAGTGGCTTAACCACGGCTGGAGAGAAACCAGACACCAGTGCTGTACCAGACTTGTCAAACTTCACTGGCGAGTTGCCATATGAAGCATTCAAGTTCCAGAACACAACCTTTGGCAAGGTGTATCCTGCGGCTTCGTACTTTCGTGCGATCATTTGGATAGCAGAATCATCGTGGTTCACACATTGATTGAACTGCATATCTGACAGAATCAATACCATTTCTGGCATTTCATTCTGTGGAACACCGGCACCTACTGCGGTAGCAAGGATTTTTGCAAATGCCTTGCTCAAGTCAGTGCTCATAGCCCAGTTAGACTTGACCATTCGATCAATCTTTTGGTTGATGTTACCTTTCAGGTGCAACAACTCTGGGTTAGTTGAGAAGGTCAAGAATGTATCCTTGAACTTACCAGTATTCTTGTCTGCAAGATACAATCCCAAAGAGACTGCAACTTCCATACATGACAACTTGCTGTTTGAACCGTGTCCACCAGCTGGGCATGACATAGAACCAGAAACGTCTACCAGAGGTAGGATGTTTCCATCGCCAACGTAGTTTGGTAGTGCTTCCCATTGCTTTTGGATCAAGTCCAATTCAGTCTTGTCAAACTTCACTCCGTAGAAGTTGATACGACCCTTCAACACATCATATGGATACACAGCGCCAGCGTTGACTTTTACTTCAACGGTGCGATCTTTTGGATCCTTCATCAACTCAGCAACATACTTACCATATTCTGGTGTGTTACGGTTGAAAGCCTTCTTGTAACGGGAAGCCGCTACGGAAGGAACATGTGAGAAGTTAATGGAATCCCAGTCCTTTGCACACATGTTTGTTTCAACAACTTTGGTCATTTCAACCAAAGACTTACGGTAGAACTTTGGTGACATTCCGAAGAATGTACGGATTTCTGCCGCAAGTGGACCTTGGCGAGGTGTCCACTTAGCCGCCAAACCATTCTTTTCACGGAGTGCGTTACCAAGAATAGTGTATGCGGCTTCTTTCAGTGCTTTGGTCTTGAAGACAAACAAATCATCCCAACGACCCAATTCTGGCACTTTAGCCAACAGAGCCTTAGCGGCTTCTGTATCAGTGTTTTCCAGATACACTAGGATATCACGGAACAACTGGCGTTCACCAGCACCGCCACGTGCGTCACGTAGCCATGCGGCAACTCGTAGAGCCAATTCACGGTTCTCTGCCAAGGCGGCCGCAAATGCAGGCTTAATATCTTTTCCACGGGATGCACCCGCATTGTAAAACAAATCAACCACCGCATTGGCGGTTGACTTGCGAGCCTTCATACCGTTTGTGGTACGGGCTTCTTGGTTCTTAACAGCTTCGACAAATGTTGACATAATGAACTCCTTTTCAATCAACAGGTTAAACTTTTTGCGGACCATTGTGCTACCATTACACTAGACCCCTAAGGGAGCCGGAATCGAACCGGTCTTTCGGTTTTTCGTTGCATAAATTGTTTTGCGGAACTTAACCTAAAAACAACAGAGTAGTTTGATTGCCACCGTGGCACATCATCCGAGTCTCTTTCGAGTTTTGGTGGATAATGCTGGAATCGAACCAGCTAGTTTTTGTTTTGCTGAACCTACTCTAAAACTTTCAAAAATAACAGGATAGTTTTCTACTTTTTGATTACAGAGAGAAAATCGAAACTCTCCTTGCTTAGTATGTTTCAGTGTCAAACCTTCAACGCACTCGGTCAAGACTCCGTGCTCCAGTTTTCTACCACAGTGACTAAACGATCCAGTATTAGTGGGATGCTGTACCTATCCTAAAAACTTATATAATCTCCATATAAAGATTATATCACGTTAAGTGTAACTTGGCAAGGCTTTTTTTGCATTGTTGCCTAAAAACAACATGGTGCCTCAGGGGGGAGTCGAGCCCCCAAAATCCAGTGTTTGAGACTGGCACGTATACCAATTCCGTCACCGAGGCATTTATATCATTTTTTAATTGTCCGTTCCATCTTTTCCATATTAGCACAAGTGTATTTTTGGTAACTCGACAACATATGTTTAGGCATCGGAAAGTATTTGAACTGAGTTGTAGTATGTGCCAATTCATCAGCCACGGCAAGAAAACTTTTAGGTTTTCCAGTACCCACATTCCATATGCCTGATTCCGATACATCTAGGAATTTTATGTGGGTATCAACAACTTGTTCAACGGGAACAAAATCTCTTAGATAATTTTCCGAACCCTCAAATAAATTTATTGTATTATATTGTTTTATTTGTTGTGAAAATTTATGATAGGGACTAGCCTGTTCACCTTTATGATCTTCACCTTTTCCATACACATTGAAGTACCTAAATCCTTGTACTTTAATGTTCCATACTTTACTTTGTGTATATCTTTCAAACATATACTTCGACCATGCATATGGAGTTCTTGGATCAACAGGAGATTCTTCATTGAATTCATTATTGAGTCCATACACAGATGCGGAAGACGAATACTGAAAATCTATATCGTATGTGTTGCAGGCTTCCAATAACCATGTTGAAAAATCATAATTCTGTCGCATGATTTTTTCCACATTACGTTCTTCGGTGGAGGAAATCGCACCAATGTGCATTACTACATCATAATTGAATCCTGGAAATTTTTCACCCCATTCAAATCCATCAACCTGAAAACCCAATATTTTCAGTTTAGAATAAAGATTCGAACCAATAAAGCCACGATGGCCAGTTACAAGTATTTTCATTTTTGTGAATCACCGGGTAATACACGATAATTATCTTCAACACTATCTGGCGTACTAACCTCAATGATAGTGCCACCTTTAATACAAATTAATTGATGTGGTTCGAGAGGTTCATTTCTCCATACATTACCAGATCGTAATACAGTTTTCCTAATGCTGGCATCTTGTGTCATAATATAATTTACTTCAAATTCTCCACTTAGCACATACCAAGTTTCATCTTTTTGAGCATGGAAGTGCATACTGAATTTTGCACCTTCATTAAAGTGAAGTAACTTACCACAATACTTATCATTTGATGCCCAAATTTCTTCTGAGCCCCAACCTTTTTCGACTTTACCTTGCAAACGCATTTATTTCTCCAAGTGTAGGAGCATAGACTCCCGTATGTTGTACAGTAATCGATGCAGACTTAATTGCAAATTTGATACTGTTATCTATATTATTTGTTTGGAGGTAATCGTAAACGAAAGATGCGAGAAAAGTATCACCGGCACCACAAACGTCAACAACATCAATAAGTGGTACATCATATTTTCTACCGTCCCACGTGACACCATTGGCACCCATAGTGACAATTAAATTTATTGGTAAACTTTTTGCATTAGCATATTCAATAGAATTTATTTTAACAATAGCACCATTGAAACGTGACAAATCAGTTTTTTTTGTATCAACGAAAACAGGAATTCCTGTGTCGATCATTTCTTCAATCAATTCATATGAAACGGTACCTTTGTTGTAGTCACTGATTACGATTGCATCATAAGATGGTGGAATTGCAGTTTCAAATGTGATAGGTTCAGACACCATATCATCATCGATTCTCAATAGGTGTTGACCACTTTTCTTATCAATGATGCGAATTTTCTTTGAGGTAAGATTGTGCAAATATTGCACATTGCATCCGAGATTAATCAGATTGCGATAAACGTTGCCTGCCATACCGGGAAGACATTTTTCTTCCAGTATTTTGAAAATTGGCACAGGTGCTTCTGGACTCAAACGATCCACTAACCCATATTGATATACATCTAAACAATCATCACCGATTAATAATATGTTGAATTTTTTTGGTTGTTGACCACTCATTTCGATACTCATAAAAAATAACAGGAATAAGATCACTGCCAATTATAGGCTTACTTTCGTAATCCGAACCTTTGACCATTATATCACATCCACAAATTAAATCAATCAATTCTTGGTCATTTTTGAAAATGTATACCTCATTTACCGATTTTAAATTACTTAACAGTAGGAGTCTTTCATTTTCATTATTGATTGGTCTAGATTCACCTTTTAATTGTTTGACTCTACTATCACTATCAATACCAACAACCAAAATGTCACCGAGACTTTTGGCATAGTTTAATAGTCCAATATGACCAACATGTAAAATGTCGAATGTTCCATTAACAAATATTTTTTTCATACAAATATATATTGGTGCCAACTAGAGGAATCGAACCTCTTTCCACGGTTCTTCAGACCGCCGCTATGACCACATCAGCTAAGTTGGCATATGACACACTACTTATCACATTATACGCCGAGTGTCATGGCGATTTTATATTTCAAAAAGAGAATTACTTTGTTTATAACTATGTGAATATAAAAATTTATTCTTCATACCATCACAATTTAAACGAAATTCTAATCTACGTTTTGGCTTGTAAATTTCTGTTTTACCTACTCTCTTATCAATCATAGGTATTTGTACTCCGCGCCCAACCATCAACATTTGTTCAATAAATTCTTTTTCGGATAAATCA